ATTCATCCCACAGCTTGTTCATCACCTGACGGGATTTAAAGCACTCTCAGCGGCCTCAGATCAGCCCCGTGACTTCATCCACACAGACGATGTTTGCACCGCTTATTTGACCGCCATTTCCGCACCTGTGGGCAACTATGACATCGGCACACATCTAGCGCTAAGTCCGATGCAGTTGTTGGGAATGTTCCGCAACGACATCGTGCCGCTACATATTGACCAACCCCCGGCAACATGCCACTGGCCGAACCAAAGACTGCCACATTGGTTTGCCGAAACTTCAGTCATCAGCCACATTCACAACGCTTACGAGGAGACACAATGGCAATAACAAACGGCTATTGCACTCTGACCCAGATCAAAGCTGCCGTGCGCATCACTGATTCAGTTGACGATGCATTGCTGGAAATGGCAGTGGAGTCAGCAAGCCGAATGATTGATGCCGAATGTGACCGCAACTTTTTTAGTGCAGGAACAGCCACCCGCGACTTTCAACCAAATGATGATTATGTCGTTGACGTTGATGACCTGATCAGCATTGTTAGTGTCAAAATTGATGACGCTGGTGAACGAACTTTCCTAATCACCTTGGACGCTACTGATTACCAGACAGAACCTTTGAACCAGCGGGTGAGCGGCAACGCTTTCCCGATCTCACGCCTGCGCATGGTCGGTGACTATCTGCTGCCCATTTACAAAAGGCAGGCAACGGTGCGCATCGAGGGTGTCTACGGTTTCACACCAACACCCATTCAAGTCACCCAGGCAACAGTCATTCAAGCCAGCAGGATATTCAAGCGGCTTGATTCTCCGCTTGGCGTTGCAGGCTTCGGCGACATGGGCGCCATCAGAGTGGGCAAAGTTGACCCCGATGTGGCAATGCTGATTCGCCCGTTCAAAAAGATTGCGGCAAACTGATGGCTGACATTTCAACACTGCGCACCGCCATCGCCACCAACCTTGCAACAATCTCAGGGCTGCGAACATCAGCAACCGTGCCCGATCAGATCAGCCCACCAATTGCAGTGGTCATGCCGGCGTCAATCACTTACGACCTAGCCTTTGCTCGCAGCGGCGGCGATGAATATGAATTCAGTGTCATGGTGATTGTTGGCCGTGTTGATGAAAGAATGGCACAGAATAAACTTGATGCATACTGCTCTGGCACCGGCGCGCAAAGTATTAAAGCCGCCATCGAATCAAACAGAACTCTCGGCGGCGCAGCATTTGACTGCCGAGTTACGAGCCTGCGCTCATATAGCCAAGTCAGCGTTGCTGACGTCACTTACCTGTCAGCAGAATTTGCTGTCCAGGTTATCGCTTAAGGAGAGCCAACTATGGCAAAGCAAGTATTAACAAGTCCCACAGTGGTTTTCGCTGGCGGGACGATCAGCGCAAACGTTGCACAAGTAACAATCGCATTCGAAGCCGATGACGTCGAGGTCACAAACTTCTCAAGTGGTGGATTTCGTGAATCTCTTGGGGGTTTGAAATCTGGCACGTTCTCAATGGAGCTGCACCAAGATTACGCACTCGGCACCATTGACTCGACATTCTTTAGCAACCTTGGTGGCACCGTGGCCGTGGCTGTTCGTCCACAAAACGGCACCGCTGCCATTGGAAGTGCCAATCCTGAGTACCGCTTCAACGTCTTGGTAACTTCTTATGACGCCGTAGATTCAGCCGTTGGCGATTTATCCACATTTTCTGTGAGCTACCCAATCACCGGCTCAGTTGCTCGCGCGACTGCCGCCTAGTTTTCACTAATGCCATTCCACCTACGCAAGGGAGTCCTGCAATGAAAATGAATCTAGATGTGGTTTACAACGACGGCACCACGGCGGCGGCATCTGTTGCCGCCGTGGACTTCGTTGGCTTTGAGGAAACGTACGACCGCAGTGTTGCAAAGTTTCAAACAGAGTTGAAGTTCACTGACCTGTGCTGGTTGTCCTGGCACTCGTTGCAACGCAAGAACAAAGACCTTGGTGAGTTTCACACTTGGTTGGAAAATGTTGAGAGCGTCACGTTCGGAGAAGATTCGGAAATTGTCCCTTTGGAGAGCAAAGCCAGCACTGGGCAATAGTCCACTTGGCTTACGAATTTCACATTGCACCATCAGTTCTGTTGCAAGAGTCTGACCGGATGTTGACAACCATGCACAGATATTTGCGCTGGCGTCACCTTGAAATGAACAAGGGTCGAAGGAAGGGTTGACAATGGCTGGTGCTGGCGGTTTAAGCGGTTGGAAAATCGAGGTCACAAATCTGAAGCAAATAATGAACGCCTTGGAAGTCATTGACAAATCCGCAACAAAAAGGATTGACAAAACAATCAGAGCTGTCGCAAACCGCGTCGTAGTGGACGCTACTTATTTGACTCCAGCAAAAAACCCGATCAGTAACTGGGGACAATGGAGATTTTCGCGTGATGGTCGTGATCTGTCTTTTAATTCTGCCGATGTCTCCAAAGGCTTTAAGGTTCAAAAAAACAATTTCAGACGCAAAGGCGTCAGTGCTGGATTTGGTTTTGATGTTGTTCAAACAAACGCAGCTGGCGCCATTTTTGAAAAGATGGGCGACGGCGATGAGGAGACAACTAAAGCCGGGCGAAACTTGGTCAAGGTCGTTGAAGGACGTTTCCCCGGCAAAAAGCCACGCACACTGCTAAAGGCTTACTACCAGAACATGAACGATGAAGTCCGTGACGGCATCAGAGATCAAATACTTGACGAAGCGCGAAAGGCAGGTTTGAGATAATGGCAAAGACCGGCGCGCGCGTCCACATCTATGGTGACTATGACGGTGCAGGAGTTCAGAAAGCCAAGAAAGATATTTCAACGCTTGACACTCAGGCCAAAGGTTTCAGCAAGTCATTCACCAGTTCGTTTGCCGGCGCCGGCGCAGCCATCGGCGCGGCCTTTGGTGTCGGTGTTATTGGCGCCAATGTTTTGGATTTCTTTCAGTCATCCATCACCGCTGCCCTTGCCGATGAGAAGGCGATGCGGTCGTTGGAGATCGCGCTGCAAAATGTTGGCGCGGCGCATCAGACTGGCCCGATTGAAGGTTTCATTGACGCCTTGGCGCGTGAAACTGGCGTTGCCGATGATCAACTGCGCCCAGCGTTTCAGCGACTGGTCACCGCAACATCTGACGTTACTTTGTCCCAGGACACTTTGCAGCTTGCAATGGATATCAGTGCCGGCACTGGCCGTGATCTTGAGGCCGTAACTTTAGCCCTGACCCGTGCATATACAGGATCAACAACAGGGCTGTCACGCCTTGGCGCTGGCCTTGATTCAAACCTGCTCAAGTCCAAAGACATGGACGCCATCACAACGGCGTTGTCCGAGAAGTTTGCCGGCCAAGCATCTGCCGCTGCTGATACCTACCAAGGCAAGATCAACAAGTTGAGCATTGCCGTTGATGAAGGCAAAGAGCTGATTGGTACGGCGCTGCTCAAAGCCGTTGACGATATTTCAGAGGCCTTCGGCGGCACTGGCGGCATGGCTGATGCTGTTGATACTTCAACGCAGGCGATGGCCGATTTCATCAGTGGTGTTTCAATGAGCATCAATCCATTGGCTGATTTTCTTGGTGGCATAAATGCTTCAACGGGATCAACTTTTGATTTCACTGATGTTTTGAAAGTCGCCTATTTACCCTTTGCGCCTCTGATCAATGCCACAGAAAACTACGTTGACGCCGGCGCTGACGCTCGCAAAAGAATGGAACAGCAAGAAGCATCATCGGCTGTTTTGTCTGCGAGGCTCATTGGTTTGGCTGGCGATTACGTTCGCACAACCGGCGCCGCAATCAATTTTGGTCGTTACGCTGTCGCACCCGATGGAACGGATTGGGCGAATTTCTACGCTGTCAATCAATCAGGCTCGAAGGCTCTCGCTGATGCTCAAAACAATGTCAATAAATTAACTGCCGATTACAACGAAAGCCTGAAAAGCGTTGGCACATCTTCCACCGCCGCAGCCAAAGACACGTTTACGTTCAAAGAGGCGCTGGCGCAAGTCAACAGTGAAGGCCTAGAGAAACTCAACGCCAATTTGAAAAGGGCGCAGGATGAGTTTGACGGTTTCCGTGATTCCGTTGCTAGCAGCTTGACCGGGCAACTTGACTTTGCCGGCGCTGTTGATTCTGCCAAAGAGGGTGGCACCAGCATTGTTGACGGGATCAGCGGGCAGGCCACTGGCATTGTTGCCTTTGGTAACCAACTCCTTGGATTGTTGCAAACATCACTGAGCGCGGAATCATTCGCTGCAGTGGCTGCGTTGTCGGCTGAGCGTGGCGCGGCATTGGCAACAGAGCTGTTGGGCGCCAACGGTGCAACTCTGATTGCACAACTTGACAGTTCGGTTGCTTCGGTCAACGCCATTGCCGATGCTGTCGCTTTACAGTCTGCCACTAAGTTCAAAGGAGCCGGCGTCAAGACAGCCGAGGACACCATCACAGGCTTCAAAGAATACATGGGCAAAGATGGCATTGGCCGCAAACGCCTGATGAACACGATGGACAACCTAGCCAATGCGGCAACGCGAGAAGTGCGGATTGACGTGCTGGTGACTCGATCAATCAATGAGATCGTCACGCGAATCAGTTCCGGCGTGAGCGCCCCAGGGCGAGCCTTAGGCGGCCCTGTTGTCGGTGGGCGACCTTACGTTGTCGGCGAGGTTGGCCCTGAACTATTCATCCCATCGGCGTCAGGCAACATCGTGCCGAACAATGA